ATAGGGACCTTCCGGTAACGAAGAGGAAAACATTGGCCAGAAGACCCCAGAATAAACTTCCTCTCCATATGCCCAGACTGAAAAGTTTGATCCACTTTCATTATCAAACTCTGGATGATTAGTTTTTAGGTAGAAAATATGAGTAGATGAATCATAAAGTTCGATATCACTTGCATTATATTCAATTCCACAGTCTGTTTTGAAAAGGAACTGATCGGGATTTGTCGAAATCCTCTCACATGAAGTATGGATTAGTATTGTCAAGGTAATAATTGGGAGTAAGTTTTTCATGATCATAGGTTTAGAGTCGGTATTCTAATATTACAAATTTCATGCCGACATGGCCCATTTTATGCCATGACACATAACGGCTCGAATATGAGTAGTTGCGGGATTTCAATGCACAAAATTTTAATTTTGCACAAAGTTTTATTATTTATACAAAGTTTCAATTTACAACGAAACCCCGCAATTATCGCATATACAATGTTATGGGCTGGTTTTATTTATTTTGTTCAATGAGTGCAGCATTAACCGCATCCTGGTCTAATTGATTCCAAGCTCCTGTAGCTGCATCTATTACTACAGGAACTAATCCGCCTAATACATCCAAAACCACCCAACCTGCACCAACTTTTGTATTAACAACTCTTGTAATAGATTCATAGCCTTCTTTCCTAAATTCAATGGTATAGGATTTATCTGCCTTTAAACTCAATTCAACAGGTGTATTTCCCATTTTAAATCCATTTACATAAACTTCTGCCCCGTGTGGCTCAGAGCTTACTGCAAGTGGATGGGTTTTTGGTGCAAAAAGTGTTGCACAACCTGTAATCAAAGTAGTTAATGTGAAAATTGAAGTGATCGTTAAGATTGTTTTCTTCATCGTTATTTTTTTTTTAGTATCCTACTCGTAAGGTTTTTCGGATTCACCTCGTTTTTTAAAGTGGTATCTGATCTCCACTTTTTTGGAAGGATTTCATTATTATTCAAAAGTTGGTGGTTCTCTTGTCTGTGTCATTTTGCTTTGTGGTTTCTTAAACTTGCCCATAACGGCGTCCCGTGTATACGACGGGCCGGACCCCGCCCTGGTTTGGGATGTGGTTCGGAGGGGTCCGGGCTGGTGTATGACACGGTGATGTGTGCTGTTGGCCCGGCGGGCTGCATCACCGTGATTAGACACGGGACGCCGATGTGTGACCATTCCGGGTTGTGTAATGGCTCGTGTTGAAGGTTCGCCACGTGCGAGTGGCCAATGGTCACACATCGGCAAATTGTAAGTTGTCGGTTTTTTAACGGATTTGAAACACTAAAATATTATGAAAGCAGAAGAATTTTTAAAAGAGAAGTACAAAAAAGGCGGATGCTATCCGTGGTCACAATTCGATTATTCCGAAATGGTTGCTAATATGGAAGAATTTGCAGCAGAGCAGTTAAAAAACTGCAATTTACAAAATGTTAGCAATAGTGCTTTGCCTCCCTTAAGCGAGTTTGCAACTAAAGCACTTGACAATATTGCTGATGCTTGTAGATATATAACCAGCGGTAATGCTTCGCACCAATCCAAATCAATTGAAGGTTCAGCAAAAAGAAATGCAGAATTTATCCGAAAGCATTATTGCTAACTTGTATATAGTCATACCTTAAATTAATTAAATAAAACCAAAAAAAAATGACAACATTATTAATCTCTCTCGCAATTGGCATCATTGTACTCTTTTGTTTACTGCTTTTTATCCTATACAAGGGCGCGAAATACCACCGGTACAACACCGGGATATATGAGAAAATGGTCCGGGATACAATCAGACGCATGGATGAAGAAGAGAAAATAAAAATGAACTGATCATGGAATTGTTATTAATTGTTTTCATCGGCATTGCCCTGTATTTCATGCCGGCCTATATTGGCCGAAATAAAAAAAATGCAGGCGCCATACTTGCCTTGAATTTGCTTTTGGGTTGGACATTCTTAGGTTGGGTCATTGCCATGGTCTGGGCCATCACAAAAGACTGATTTTCTTTGGCAAACTGATATAATTTGCTATATTTGTAGTTGGAAACATAATATGGCATGAAAACATTTGTAAAATTGGCCTTATCCCTGTGGTTTAACTTATCCTATCGGCTATGTTATGTTTCCCCACTGGGATAGGGCTATTTTACTTTAAGAAAATGAGCAATGGTTGGATAAAGATACATCGTAAGATACAAGATCATTGGATTTGGAAAAATGAAATTTATCTTAAAGCGTGGATAAGCATACTTTTAAATGTAAATCATAAAGATAACAATGTACCTGTACATGGTGAACTTATTGAATGTAAACGCGGTCAATCAGTTATGAGTTTAAAATCATGGGCAAAATTTTTTGGTCCCAAATGGACTGTACAGAAAGTAAGAACTTTTTTCAAATTACTCGAAAATGATACAATGATTAACACGGAAGGACTACGAAAAACAACACGAATAACTGTCTGTAATTATGACAATTACCAAAAAGCAAAACACACAAACAACACACAAACAACACACAAACAACACACAAACAACACACAAATAACAACAAACAAGAATGATAAGAATGATAAGAATGATAAGAATGATAAGAAGGGCAAAGTTAAAATTCCAACCATAGATGAAGTTAAATCATATTTTGTTGAAAATGGATATAAGGCTGAAGCCGGGGAAAAGGCGTGGAGATATTATGATGCAGGAAACTGGCATGACAGCAGAGGTAAACCTGTATTGAGCTGGAAACAAAAAATGCGTGTGAATTGGTTTAAAGATGAGGATAAAATTGTTAAATTTAAACTACCTGAAAATCCAACAAAGCCTCTCGAATGATGAACAGCAGAACAAAAGGACACGATTTTGAAAGAAAAATCGCCGCAAAATTAAGGGATATATGGCCCAACTGTATAACAAGCAGGGCCGGTAACCCGCAGGCAGATCAAAGCGGTGTTGATCTCGTTAATACCAGTCAATTTAATTTCCAGCTGAAGGCAATGGAAAGATCACCCACATACCATAGCATCCTGGATCAAATGCCAAAAGACGGTAACTATAATGTGATCCTGCATAAGCGCAACAGGAAGGGGATAATTGCTGTAATGTATTTTGATGATTTCATAAAAATAATAAAATCAAAAAATTTTGACTGATAAACCAATGCCATCGGCCCCGGAACTGGAGCAAGCAGTCCTGGGCGCTATTATTAACCAGCAGGATAGCTACTGGGATATAGCAGATATATTGAAACCTGAAATGTTTTACGACAAAAAACATCAGAAGATATATCAATGCCTTACAGATATGTTCGCTGCCGGTCAACAGGTGGACTTATTGACTGTCACTGATTATTTACGCCAAAAAGATATGTTGTCAATAATAGGCGGCCCTGCTTATCTTACATTGTTGGCCGACAGAATTGTTACTGCACTCCACATAATAGAACATGCAACAATTATCAAAGACAAATGGATACAGAGGCGTATGATCATTGCATCAGCCAAATTGCATGATATGGCGTACCAGGGCGATATTGATGATCTGATAACATTCAGTGAGAAGGAGTTTCTGCAAATAGCAAGCGATATCTACTCGGAAAACTATGTCAATATCGGCAATGCTATCGGCGAGGTGATGAAAGAGATCGAAAGCGTACAAGCCGGGCGTACACATACTTCTGGTATCCCATCAGGCTTACAAACACTCGACAAAATCACAGGTGGATGGCACAAGAAAAACCTTATCATTCTCGCGGCCCGCCCATCAATGGGTAAAACAGCTATGGCTCTTCAGTTTGCCTATGCAGCAGCTCAGGCAGGTTTCCCGGCGGTTCTTTTCTCTCTTGAAATGTCTTATACCGAAATTGCCTATAGGATGTTAAGCAGGGTTACCGGCAAAAGTCCTGCCGGCTTACGATCAGCGCAGATAGGGCCATGGAGTGCGCTTGAGAAAGACATTGCCCAGGTAGTTGATCTGCCCTTATATGTGGATGATGTGAGCTATATGAACCTGGTCGAGTTCCGTAGCAAGGCCCGCAGGCACGTTGGTTCCGAGGGCGTAAAACTTATCATTGTTGATTACCTTCAGTTGATGAAAGGCGAGAGAGAGGCTGGCGGCAACCGGGAGCAGGAGATCAGTAGTATATCACGTACCCTGAAGGCAACGGCAAAAGAGCTGGATATACCTGTTATTGCTTGTGCCCAGCTTAACAGGGCCGTTGAGACACGTGCAGATAAGCGTCCTATGTTATCTGATTTGAGAGAATCGGGGGCTATTGAGCAGGATGCTGATGTGGTTATAGGTCTCACGAGGCCCGAATATTACCATAAAGACGTACCGCCGGAATTACAGGGAGTTACGATTCTTGATGTTTTGAAACACCGCAGTGGTCCTGTTGGGGAGTGTTATATATATCATAATGCTTATTTAACGCAATATTTCACCGAAAGATCATGGGAAGAATTCTGATAGATCAAGTAACAGGGCAAAAATATAAGGTAATTGGGGGCACTGAACTCCGTCCTGTGTTAATAAGATATAAAAAATTAAGTAATAGTAAATCAAATAGATTGCGTGATATAACAGATTATTTGGAGGGAAAATATGGTGGTAACATTAACAAATTAACCAGGCATAAACAAAATGTTATGCCACGTAAATGGATGTGTTATGTATATACAAAATTATTGGGTTTTAGTGATCGGACAGTTGCAGCGTTATTTGGAATTGATAGATGTACAGTGTTATATCATAGAAACGATATTGAGGTGAAAATTGATATATATCAAGAATACAGGGAAATATTAAAAATTATTAAACAATTAATCGAGAGCGATGAATGAAAAGAAACTTTACAGAGTTGTTTATACCGCCTTTGGCGACATTGAAAACAACATTGTCTGTCAAATTGTTGGTGAAACAAAGAAGTATGTAATAATTAGCACAAATGGAGCTTGTAATGAGCTGGCAATCAGCCGAGAACGCATAAAGAAAATAATGCCGATAAATTTCATTAATGGAAAAAATAATATAAAGACTGAAACCCTGTGAAATGCAGACTACTTTATAATTTTGCTGAAAAGGGGCAAAGGGTTTTAGATACCCATCTAGGAAGTGGAAGCAGTAGAATAGCAGCGAATAAGGCGGGGCTTAACTTTGTCGGATTTGAAATAGATGAAGATTACTTTAATGCAAGCGAGGAACGTTTCAAAAAATTTGTTTCACAGACGAGGCTCTTTTAGGCATTGTTGCTAACGGTCGGCAATATGAAACGTGCCGACATTGAAATACAAATTTATCAAATTAAAATACAGTAAATATGAAAAACAAAACTTTAAATTACCTACACACTAAGGCATGTTTTATATTGCGTGTTATGGTGCGTTATTTTGGTTTTAAAATCAAGGTGGATAGTAAATTAGTAAGACGTTCAATGAATGGATACTTCTACTATCACGAATGTAATTATCAAACTTCAATCACAAAAGTAGAAACTTTCGAGACAAAAAAAGGTCTTGAAGTATTAATTGAAACACATAGACCAGGTTTATTAATTGGTAAAGCGGGTGTTTTTATTGACGGACTTACTGAAAGATTAAAAGAAGATTTAAAAAGAAAAGACATTAAAATAAATCTTCAAGAATGTAAATTGTGGATGCGTCTCTATTAATGCACCATAACTTGTATATAGTCATACCTTTTTTGAAATATTAAAATGTATATGTAAATTTGTTTTGGGCATGCTTTTGCCCCAGAGGTCATGGATATAAAAAATACAGTTTAAAAACAGTTTATATTATGCCAAGGAAAGGACAGCCAAAAGAAGTTTTGAAACCCTTTAAAAAGGGCGATCCACGTATAAACCGCAAAGGAAGACCCCCGGTGCTACCTGATCTGAAGGAGATAATTGCAAAAATACTTCTTGAGGAAAAAGAAATAAACGGTAAAAATATAACTGCACTTGAGGAAATTATCATGCGATTAAAAGAAAGAGCAGCAAAAGGCGATATCAGGGCCACACAAGAGTTGTTAGATAGATATTTCGGCAAACCGAAACAGGGCCTTGATATTACTGGCGAATTGGAGAGTTCCGGGGATTTAACTATAAATTTCCTGCAGCAAAACAATATCAATTTGGATAAGTACACTGTTGAGGAACTAAAAGTAATGGAGAAGCTGGGATTAAAAAAATTACTACAAAATGGATCAAAACACAATTAACACTCCCAGAAACAGATACACCCAATCCATCCCCCGAGAGGTGTTGGAAATTGTTAACTATCCTGTATTAGTAAGAAGGGAAATAAATATGAGGAGCTTTTATGAGTTTCTCATCTACTTTTGGCCTGAGGTAAGTAACGATACTTTCATCAATAACTGGCACATTAAGTACTTGTGCGATGAGTTGCAAAAAATAGCCGAGAGAGTTGCTGCAGGAAAAAAGAAGGAGTACGATCTGATAATAAACATCCCCCCAGGAAGTACCAAAACTACTATTTGTAGTATAATGTTCCCAGTATGGTGTTGGGCTCGGTGGTATTGGATGCGATTTATCACTTGTAGTTATAGTGCTGCCCTAAGTTTGGAGAGTGCGGAGTATAGTAGGGATTTGATTAGGAGTGCACGATTTCGTGCTTTGTACCCTGAGTTGGAGATAAAAGAGGATAAGGACACAAAATCAAATTTTAGGGTGGTCAAAAAAGAGCAACACTTCCGGGGACACGTTCCTCGGCTCCTTCGAGGAGGTAACCGCTACAGTACTTCGGTAGGTGGAGCGTTGACCGGCTTCCACGGACATATACTGATAGTGGATGATCCGTTGGATCCACGGCGTTCCTTCAGTGAGAAGGAGTTAAACAATGCAAATCGTTGGGTGGAACAAACACTGAGCACTCGTAAAGTTGACAAAGCAATTACTCCCATTATACTGATTATGCAGCGTTTGCATCAGGACGATCCAACCGGACACCTTCTGGCCAAAAGGAAAATGAATGTCAAACACATTTGTCTTCCCGGGGAGATTCGTAATTACCGACAGCAGTTGAAACCTGAGGGAGTAGTGGAGTATTATCATGATGGGTTGCTGGATCCAAAGCGTATGAGTTGGGAAACGTTAAAAGATCTGGAGGCAGATCTTGGACAATATGGATACAGTGGACAAATAGGACAAAATCCAACTCCTCCGGGAGGAGGAATGTTTCAGGTTGATCATTTTAGCATAATTGAATCGTTGCCCAATCCAGTTAATATTTTCAAAACAGTGCGTTACTGGGATAAAGCGGGGAGTGCGGGTGCGGGAGCATACACTGTTGGGGTAAAGATTATGAAGCTCAAAAGTAATAAGTACATTGTAGTAGATGTTAAACGTGGACAATGGGCAACCCATGAGCGGGAGAGGGTAATCCGTAGCACGGCAGAAGCCGATGGACAGAGTGTTGCTGTTTACATTGAACAGGAACCAGGTAGTGGTGGGAAGGAGAGTGCCGAGAATACTATTCGTAACTTAGCAGGATACGCCACATATGCCGACCATCCCACTGGGGATAAAACTTATCGTGCAGATCCATACAGTGTACAAGTCAATAACGGGAATGTAATGTTATTGCGGGGGGATTGGAATCATGCTTTCGTTGAAGAGCATAGATTCTTCCCTCACTCAACTTACAAAGATCAGGTGGATGCAGCGGCTGGTGCATTTAACCAGTTGGCAGGCAAACGTCAGGCAAGAGTGCTGGGCAAATGAATAAAAATGGAAGAATTGATTGATAAAAAAGAATTTTGGGACATAGTCCTCAACGGGATGTCTTTTACCCGCTATGTGGCGATGGTGTTATTTGCGCTGATTGGAGCAGTGGTGTTGTTCTTGACAGATATGGCTGATGCGATAAAGTATGACAAACGGAGTCCCGACCAGTTTAACTTTCGGTATATGATGCGGACAGGTTGGCCACGGTTTGTTACGGGAATGCTTTTAATACTGGTTTTGATTCCACACTTTGGGGATCTGTTAAAGATATTGATTATTTTTACACCAGAAGAAGGTGCTACAGGAAGTTTGGGGATTGACATTGTGATGACTCCTGCTTTGGCGTTTGTTTTGGGCATTAATGCGGATTTATTGGCAAAAAAATTGGTAGGTACAGTTCGGGATCGGGTTGTATCGTTATTAAAGAGTAATCATGGCTAACTACAAAAAAATTGACGACGACATTGTACAGGTAGTAACACAACGGTCAGAGCTACTTCCACTTAAGGTCATGGCTGAAAGGTTACAAACGTGCAAAGAAATGATCGAAGCATGGCCCGTGAAAGACAAGCCTGATGAGCAGACATTACAGGTGTACAATGAACAAGCCCGAATGATGAGGGACCCGGAGATAGATCAGGCACGGGAGCTACTACGCAGGTTCAAAGAGATATATGATGCAGGACAGTTACCCGATAGATGGGTAAAACCACTACATGAGTTTGCTAACTGGCTAAAACAATTTGACTGATGGTATGTGCAGGCATAACATTGGGTGCAGAATACATTGAGGTAGCTTACAATGCTGCCGACGGCACACATGGTGCATCGGAGCTTGATCCTTACGATCTGCTGCAGGACATATACGATACCGATGTAGCAAATGGTTGGGGATTTTTCACGCTCAACGGATCATCCGGGCATTGTAATGGGCGGGGCATACGGATACAGGGCACAACGTATGCAAGGCTGGGTGGTATATCCAGTGTGATGCTTGAGATAAGCAATGCCCCGGCAACTTATGGGTTTTACAGCAGTACCAGCGGTAAATTATCATTACAGAGTAGTACGATTAAAATAAATAATAATAATAAATACTTATATATATCAGGGCAGGCAGAAGGGTTGTATTACAATGTGTTGCAAGCATATCGAATGCATATATATACAGGTGTTTGGAATAATTTGAATATATATCGTGCACAAATTATTTATGTAAATGGTACCCCGACATTTAACAATTTAACTTTAATAAATTGTGATAATGGCTTAACGCCTTACAACGGCAATGCTATTTACAATGGTTTAATATTTATTAATTGTGATTATGGCATTTACACTTATGTTCTTGACGGAACATTAAAAATCACAGGATTAAAAGTAATTGGTACAAGTGGAATTAAATTCCGAATGTGGAAGGAAAGTACATTACAATTACTTGATAGTATGATTGATCCTGAAAATTACGGCATATTAACAAATGATGAAGGTACAGACGTTGCCGAATTTTACACTACCGTCAATGTACACATCACAAATGGCACAGGAGGCACGTTAACCATATATGATAAGGATGACAATGTGGTGTACACCGAGGTACTGGCAGGCGAGGATATGACAGAGCAGGAGCTAATGTGGGCAAAACGTACAATTACTGCATCGGGTGGTGTTGCCGTAGTCAATGAGCTTGTGTATTACCATCCCTATCGCATAGTTGTAACCAAACCGGGGTATCAGGACCTTGAGATACCAGGCATTGAAGTACGCCGGGGAGAGAAGACCGATGTGCATGGGAAGATGGTAACTTCTCCAGCGCCAATCTACTATGATACAGAGATAACGGCAGTAGTTGAACAACAGCAGGAATTATCAGGGTCGGTAGAAGTAATTGAATTAGAAGCAACAGTGGATTAACATGGCAACTGAGACAGACATAACAATTAATCAGGGTAGAACTACTGTTATTGTAGTGACAGTGTCCGGTGTGGACAGTTGGGAATCGGACTATCAGACAACGTTGTATGCTGCTAAGGAAGCGGGAGGTAGTATTTTGATAGAAGTGGATGGAGAAATTGATGAGGTGTCCAGTAAAATCACTTTTCGGATTGAAGCAAGTGATACGGTTGATTTGAGTGAAGACACTTTGAAGTATGAAGTTGTGTTGTATGACTCAACAGGGGATTATGTTAAGAATGTTGTGTACGGATTACTATATGTACAAAAGACAGTAAAACCAAATATGTAAAAGATATGGGTGATCAGGAACAAGATTTTTTGAAAGAAATCAAACAGCAGTACAATCGTTTGATTGAAGTTTATGACAAGCGAGAAAAGCAATTCAAACGTATCCGTGGATGGTTTGTTGCTGGTTTAATCGGGATGGCAGCAGTGGTAGTTTCTTTAGGGTATTACCAGATTCGTACAGTAGCAGTTAACACCACCGAGATCAACAATCTAAAAAAGGAACAACTTCTGTTAAATGAGAAATGGCAACACAGCACACCGTGGGAAATTTATGTGCATTTCACAGAATACTGGTCTTTACAATATGAAGCAATGATTTCGTTATATCAGGGTTCTTTCCCGGAGCGGTTCCCGGAGTTTTACCGTAAGATGGAGGATTTGCGCAAATACATCATGCAAGCTCGGGAGACTAACATTAGGGGAAGTACGGAAAGTAGTGATAAAGATTAATCATTTTTGTTATGAACAGAACAACAACATCCGGTCAGAAGTTGCAAACACTAAGTGAACTTGTTTCCAGGGCATTGCTTGCTTCCCGGTTGGGATATCAGTATGGTGGGGATCGGGATATTTACCAGGCACTCGGTTATCCGACAACAATCCTGTACGAGGATTATGCTTCTCGTTATGCTCGGCAGGACATTGCTGGAGCAATTATCGATCGCCCAGTGGATGCTACTTGGCGGGGACCGGTGACTTTATTGGAGAGTGATGACGATAAGGACACTCCTTTGGAAAAAGGGTGGAAAGAGTTATGCAAGGAACTTGCATTGAAAACAGTGTTTAATCAAGTGGACAAACTCACTGGTATTGG